CTGGTTTCAAACAAATAGAGTCGAAGGTTCGTGGCATATAAATATAATAGATGAAATTATTCATAAAGAAAACATTAAAACAGATGAACTTGTTAGACAAATTAAACGAAGACCATATAATGTTCAAGTTTACTTTGGAGATCCCGCAGGAAAATCAGTTCAAGGACAAAGTGGTTTGGGAGATATAGAAATCTTTCGTAAGTTTGGCATAAGTATTCGTTCTGTTAAAGACAGAGTTAGTACTAATATTGTATCAGGAGTTTCACATGTTAGAAGTTTTATAGAGAATGCGGAAGGCGATAGATTCGTCCATTTAGATCATAAATGTAAAGGACTTGCAGAAGATTTTGAGAACTATAGATACCCTGAACATAAAGAAGGAGCTAATTTGAAGTTAGATCCTATAAAAGATGGATACCATGATCATGGAATGGATATGGTACGATATTTTTTTATAAACAGATTCCCAATCCGAAACACTAAACTGAGGTTAGAGCCAAGATGAGTTATGCAGAAGATATTATAAAAAATTCAATACAAGATTTAAAGTTAGATAGATCAAGAGCTAGACGTAAACATATAGAAAAGCTATTAAATTATTATACAGGGACTAATACTTGGAAATATATTGCGGGAAATGAAGGGAACTATTTTGACTCTCAGTCTTTTAATGAAGTTCCTCCATATCAAATGAATTTAACTAAAAAGTTTATTGATAAAAAATCAAGAATTTATACCCTTTCTCCAAATAGAAACCTTGGGAATAAGAGTGCAAACAAGCAATATGACCAGTTACTATTTTATAAAAACCTCAGAATGAAACATATAGAAAGAATGACAAATTTAATAGGTACTCCAGCTGTAAGAGTTACGTGGGAAGAGAATGAAGATAAAAAATGCTTTGAATATCGTGTAGTTTATTACTATGATGCCTTTTTTTCTCCCACAAGTCCATATAAACCCTATGCGATAGTATATCCTGTTCTCAATCCCACACAAGAAGTTAGTTATGCAGATCCGAATCTTATGTTTTCCTATTGGGATGCGAATACAAATATTATTTATGATGAAGATGGAAAGGTTAAAGCAGAATATCCAAATCCTTATGGAGTGCTACCATTTGTATTCCCAAGAGATACAGAACAAATTGATGATTTTTATGGTGAAGGTTCGACAGATGTCGTTGCCACCAACGAACATGTGAATATCCTGATGACAGAGCTTATGTTAGGCTTGAGATTTCAGATGTTCGGACAATCCTGGGCATCTGGTGTATACGAGGATCAGCCAATTGCCAGAGTTGGTTCTGATAAACTGATCAATTTGCCTGATGGAGGTAGATTTGGAATAGAATCCCCAGGAGGCGATCCTCAAAAAGTAATGGAAATTGCTAAAGGTATGATTGAGATGTTGGCAATTTCAAAACATATGTATGTTACTTTTGACTCTAACCAAGATAGACCTTCTTCGGGTCTAGCTCTTAGAATTAAAGATTTTGAGTTTGTTGAAGATTATAAAGATGATATTGAAACTTGGCGAATCTTTGAAGATGAACTTTATAAACTAGAGAGAGTAATTGCAGATGCAAATGATGTTAGTCTGCCAGATAAATTCTCTGTAGATTTCAAAGAACCTGAATATCCTCGTTCAGTTTCTGAGCAAATTCAAAAAGATGATTGGGAATTGGCTAATGGATTAATTACATTAGAAGAGATTCTAAAGCGTAATAATTCAGACTTGTCTTTAGAACAGGCAAGAGAAATTATAAATCAAAATAAGAGTAATATAGAAATTAATCAAGATATGAGTTCAGATGACTAAAGGGCAATTTGAAAAAAAACTTTTTAATTTAGAATTAGAATATATAGATGATATTTTAAAAGAAAGTAAGTCTTTAGTTTTAGAAAGATTTGATAATGAAAAAGATGTTGATGGACATAGTTTTGCACCTTTAAAACAATCTACTATACTTGAAAGAGGATCTTCTAATCCTATTTTAAAAAGAACAGGCAAACTTAAAGATAGTATTAGGTTTACAAATGATGGCAAGGGAAAGTTAAATATATTTAGTACACTTAGCTATGGTCAGGATTTAAATGATGGTAGGCATAGTGGATTTTGGGGAAGGTATGCAGATGGAACCCCTAAGACTATAAATGCAGAGATGGAGCCTAGAAAATTTTTAGATTTTCCTAAAGAAATTAAAGTAACTAATAGCTCTAATATACAAAAACTAATAAAAAAAACTGCTGAAAAAAGAAATCGACTATTCAGAGAATACTATAAAAGTAATGGAATAGTTTTTAAAAAATAAATAAGGCAAACCTATGACTAAAAAAGATTTAAGAATTATAGAAAAAATGATTAAAAAGATGCTAGAAGAAATGCTCTATGAACAGCCTCTAGAATTACAAGGATATGATCAGGCAAAGTTTTCTTTAGGGTTATTAGAAGAGATGGAGGCATTTCTAGGACATCCGATTGACTTTATGGGAATTTCCTAGTTGCATAGTATTTCTAGATTATCTTAACTTTACCACGAAAAAAACCGGAGAAAATTATGATAGAAGAAGGAGTTCAGATGAACGAAGAAGCAAAACCAGTACAGGAAAGTACACCTAAGATTCAAGACGAATCTGTTGACTATAAAGCACTCTATCTTGACGAAGTGCAGAATGCAAAAAAACTTCGCAAGAGAGCGCAGGATGCAGAAGTAACGATTCAAGAAAATATGAAGAGACAGGAAACCTTGAAAGTTAAACGAATGCAGGAACAGGAAAAATATAAGGAATTATATGAATCCGTTGCTCCGTTTAAAGACAAATGGGAATCTTATGAGTCTGCTCGTAAAGAAGCGTTACTCTCAAAGCTGCCAGAGGAAGATAGAGAAGATTTAAATCAGAAAGATTTAGAAACTCTCGAATATATTGTAAGACTCAAAGAAGAGTCTAAGCCTGTTAATCCAGCACATAATCCAGGAATGCCTAGAAGTATTCCTTTAGAATTTAATAAGCCTTATTCTGAAATGAGTGAACAAGAAAAAAGAGCTTATTATACTCACAAAGCTAATGAACAGGCTAATCGAAATTAATAATCCTACCCGAAGATGGCTTATGCCATAGTTGAGGATGGATAAAATATTAGGAGCTTAAAATGGCATTAGCACCAACAAATGCAGTTGCTTTAGCTGGTGGTCTTCAGGATTCCGGTGTAGACGCGACTTTACAACATTTCATACCCGAAGTTTGGGGTGCATCAATTATGGACTATATGGAAAAAAATCTAGTATTTGCAAAATTAGCGACTGACCAGTCTGCTATGGTTGCAGGTGGTGGAGATTTGATCCATCTTCCAAAACACACAGAAGTTACAGCAAGTGATACCTATGGTGGTGGAACAGTAGCTGTCGAAACTTTGATAGATTCTAATTTAGCGTTTGATGATTCAACTGCTAAAGAAGATGAATATCAATTAGCTATCAATCAGGGTATCCATAGTGCAATAGCTATTACCGATGTTGCAAAAGTACAAGCTAGTTACGATGTGATGAATCTTTATACATCAAAACTTGGTTATGCTTTAGCTAAGAAGATAGACGCTTATGTCGCAATAAAATTATTTGAGCATATCTCATATAATTATGCTAATGGAACTGATGATGGCAATGGAGCAGGTAATCTTATCTTATTGGCAAGTGGAAGTCATGATTCATATGATATAACAACTACTGGAGTTGCATCTATGATAGAGAAAATTTATACTAACGATTCCAATATTGAAGATTGGACTATGGTATTAGTACCTAAATGTTATTCTAGTCTATTTAAACTAGGTGACTTTGCTAGATATGATGGCATTGGTACATCTCTTGGTGGCGAAGTTCCATTTATTAGCGGTTATGCTGGTAAATTGGCTGGAGTAAATGTTGTAGTTGCAAATAACTTTCAGCATTATGGTTCTAGTTCTTCTACTCAAGCACAGTCAGCAGTTCCTCAAGGTAACTTTAGTGCAAATGGTGTAGCAGATGAAAGTGAATTACTTGTTGGATATTTAGTTCACAAGGATGCTATACATATTGCCTACTCACGAGGCATGAAAGCTAGAGTTCAAAGCGACTATCATCTACCAACTCTATCTACAAGATTTGTTGCAGATAGTGTATATGGATGTACAGTTACTGGAAGCGGAACTGCCGGAAATCAAAAGGTATTCTGTCTTACAAGTCCAGCTAGTTAATAGCTAGATAAAATAATAATAATAATAGGGGGGTGTAATGCCCCCCTATATTTAGGAGATTTTATGAAACTTACAATTACAAAGTCAAGTGGCAAAGTATTAATAAAAGAATTTAAAGATGTAGATGTTGAAACTGCAAAAGCAAATGGCTGGGAAGAAGCTGATAAGCCAAAGCCTAAAGTATCTAAAAAATCTAAAGGAGCTAAATAATGAGCAATCCATTAGTTTCGGTGTCAAAAAAGGTAATTAAAATTCAACCTACTTTTACAGCTGATGACAATGCAGATAATGATGTAGCTTTTGATTGGACTGAAATACCAAATGCTTTTTCTAATAAAGGTAAAGCAGCAACTTTGCAAAGTATATTTATATTAAATGGGTTTGATAGAGCAGATGTTATTGAACTTGTTTTTTGTAGAGGAGGCGATGCAAGTGGAACTGCTCCAACTTCAGATCAAAAACTAGGTGTCGGTTCAGCAGTTGTAGATATTACACAGGCTGAAACACAAGAAATAGAAATATGCGGTCATGTGAATATAGTTGCAGGTGATTATGTTGAAGGAGATCTACTAACTGCAACATTAGCTCAAAAAACTGAAATAGGCTTAGTTATGTCCCCAGGAGTAAATTCAACATCTCTTTATGTAGGTGGTATATGGAGATATGATCCAGCTGACAATAGTTCTTTAGGCACTAATATAGTAGATATGTATTTTGGATTTGAAGATTAACAATAATCTTTCTTTTTTTATTTAGTTTCTATTGTTAAATTACTTTAATGATTAAAGAGATAAAATCAATCGTAGAGTATGCACTCTATAAGATAGACTCTTATAGTGATGATGCTCTAGCGTTAGTTGTTCGTACAGGAATGGCGGAATCAGGGTATAGAGCATTAAAGGGTTACGGAGAAGGCAATCCAGCGATAGGATTTTGGCAGATAGAACCAGCAACGTTAAACGATATGATAGATAATTATATTCACTACCGATCACATTATAAAAAGAACCTCATTTCTCTAGGAATAAATTTTGAAAAAGATACAAAAATGTCTGTTATGTCGAATATGGCAGTACAAGCAGCACTATGTCGACTTCATTATCGTAGAGACAAAGACCCAATACCATCTTGGGATGATTTGGAAGGTCAAGCAAGTTATTGGAAGCGAGTATATAATACTGTTGAAGGCAGAGGAACAATTCAGCATTTTATGAAAGCCAATAACGATGTTAGATTCGGCTAAGTCATTAATTTCTAATAGACCTTTTTCCAGCCTAACAACATCATTTAGCGGTTATCTTATATCATTAACAGAAGTATTAAGCCCGTTGTTAAGATTTTTAATACTATTTTTTAGCACCGTCACAGCTTTCTCCGTAGCTTATGTTCATTATAATATAGCAAGGAGAGAGTGGGATGCCAAGAAAGACACCAGTAAAGAGAACAATAGTAACTCCTGATAAACATTTTCCATTAGCTGACATGCCGGCTATAAAAGTTGTATGTAAAGCTATAGAAATTTTAAAACCTGACTCTTATGTTGACTTAGGAGATACAGGAGAATGGGAATCATGTTCTCATTGGAAATGGAAAAAAAGAAAAAGACCTCCATTAGAATACCAAATGCCATCAATCAATAAAGATATTATTGAAGTCAATAAAGGTATGGATATTATTGATGAATCTCTAGATAAAATTAATTGTAAAAATAAACATTTTTGTGAGGGAAATCACGAGGATTGGCTTAATCGATTTAATGACGAACATCCATATTTAAAATTATCTGTAAATAGTGCTTTAAAATTAAAAGAAAGAGGTTATAATTATCATCCTCTAGGTAAATATTTAAAAATGGGGAAATTACATTTTTATCATGGGCATCATTATGCTAGTGTTAATCACGCTAGGAATCATCTTATGAAGCTAGGAGTTAATATTATGTATGGACATCATCACGATGTACAACAGGCTTCTATAACTCATATGGATGGACAGAAGTCTGCCTGGTCAATTGGATGTCTAAAAGATATGAAAGATGAAGAAAATGAATGGCTAGGATATAGAAAAACTAACTGGAGTCATGCTTTTTCTATTGTAGATTTCTTTGAAAGTGGGTATTTTACGGTACATGTAATACAGATAATTAAGGGCAAAACCTCCCTATGGGGTGAGATTATAGATGGGAATATATAATGGATATATTACAGGTTATAGAGACATTAGGCGTTCCCATAGCGGTATCAGTTGGTCTAGGATATGCACTTATGTATTTAATAAGGTTCATTACTAAGGATATTAAAGCCGATATCAAAAACTTATATGATATTACCGTTAAGCTCATAGATAGTAATAGGATATCTAAGGATGAAAGCAAGAAGACAATGACTGCTGTGAATACAATTAAAGATATAATGATAAAAATATTTAGAAATATTAATGGAATCGGAAAGAAAAAAGATTGAATGGGAAAGATTAGAACAGAGGGTATCTCTTTTAGAGTCTATCTCTCATCCTCCTACAAATTGGGAACAAAAAATAAAATCTTTAGAAGATGCTTATAATAGATTGTATGATTTAATTATAGATAAATTAAATAATAAAAAAGGTTAATATATGGCAGATGATGTAATAAAATTAATATCAGAATTAGGCTTTCCAATAGCAATAGCAGTAGCATCGATAGGGATGTTAGCTTGGGTAGTTCGCTATATTTTAAAAGACAAGGTAGAAGATACCTTGAATCGCTTTGATCAGAGGCACGATCACTTATTAAAAGAAGTAGATGAAATTAAGAAAGAAATGCACCTGCGATTTGATCAGGAAAGAGATGATACAGAAAAAATTAAAAAGTGGTGTAGTGAAATAAAATCAGATTTAAAAGTATATATTGACTTAACAATGAAGGGGAAATAATGACTATAAAAGAACTATTAGCAAGTGAAGAAACAAAAGATAAGGTAGCAAAAGCAATTAATGATGCTATAGATATACCTATGATTTCAGAAAAAACAGAAGGCAAAATAGCTTATAAGGTAGTTGATGTAGTTTTTGATACACTATTAAAGATTATTGGTTAAAATGGCAAATGATGTAAAATTACAAGAAGGACACCCTGTTGATTCTAATCTTCGACCTATTAAGGTTGGCGATGAATCCACATCATTAGAAGTAGCAAAAGAAAATGCAAGAGTAAGAGGTAATTTTGAAAACACAGGGGATATGACTTCAGCTAATTTTGTATCAAATTCAGACAGATTTAGGTTCGGAACAAGTGTAGGGTTTGATCAAGTTACTGCAACTTTTGATGCAACTGATACAATTATAGATTTTACTGTAAGTAATAAACAATTATTGACACTTACAAACAATGTTCAAGATGTTCATTTTAAATTCCCTGCTGTATCAGGTAATTTTCTATGTATAGTATTACAAGACGGAACAGGGGGCTGGGATGTTTCAAATTGGAAAACACAAGATTTTGAAGGAAATGCAGGTGCAGGTAATAGTGGTGTTGTTAAATGGGCAGGTGGAACTGCTACAAGTTTAACAGAAACAGCAGACAAAGCAGATATAGTTAGTGTATATTGGGATGCAACTAATGGAATGGCTTATGCAGTAGCATCGGAGAACTTCTAATGCCTGATTCTTCATTAAATCCAAGTTTAGATGGGTATCAAAGAAGGATTTCAAGCACAAGTTGGTCAGATGCAAAAGGTAGTGCTACAACTAATGCAACATCATATAGTTATACAACTGCTTCTTCTAATCTTGGTGTATATGCAAGAGCAACATCAGGAAGGGGAGTAACTACCTATTATTGCTATCGTAGTTATTTTCAATTTGATGTATCAGGAGAAAGTGGAACAGTAGATTCTGCTGTTATAAAATTAACTTTAGATGCTTTGGGAACACCTGATCCAACAAGTAGAACCTGTGTATTAAAAGGTGCTTCAACTCTTAGTGGAAATGCAACTGATCACGGAAATGTATATTCAAGTGGAACAACATATTATGCAAACTATTCCGATGCAGTTGCTGTAAGTTCTACGGCAGGGATACATACATTTACTTTAAATTCAGATGGAATATTACGATTAAATAGTGCAATAGGTAGTGGCACTTTTACAGTAGGGCTTGTAAGTTCAAGTTATGATGGAGGTATAGGAACACCATCAGCAGGTGGTAATTATACAAGAACCGATGTAACTTATGTTGAATCAACAAACTCAGCAAAACGACCAATTTTAGAAATAGATTACGAAGCAGTAGTAGCAAGAAATTCAATATTATTTGGAACAAATTTTTAATGGAGATTGACTAATGCCAACATTTACAGGGAAAAAGTTTAGCGATTTTTACAAAAATCTTTTAAGTATAAGTCAATCTTCTAATACAGGTGTTGATGCGACTACAAGGCAGGTAGAAGATGGAGATGGAAATAATACTTGCTTTAGAATTAGTGATGATAGAATGACAATATTACCTAATAATGATAATATGACTAATACATTCGGAGTTGGTAATACAGCAGGTAGCGAGTGTTTTGCAGTTGATACTGTCAATCAAATAGTAAAAATTGGTCAAACAGGAACATCAGCAAACACTCAGTATGCACATTTTGGGATACATGGTAATGACTCAGGCTGGGCAGGTGCTTCAGCAGATACTCATTATGCAGTTCCATTTACACCAATAGGCACATTAAGCAATTTGGTTTCTCTTGGAAGTTCAACGAGTTCAAGTTTTAACGATACAAACCCAGCAACAAGTTTAACTATATCTTCTACTGCAAATTCAGCTACATCAGTATATTGGTATGTAATGGATGATATAACAATAGATGCAGTTAAATGGCTTCATGGTGCTGATACTGCTACAGGAGAAGCTACTGCAGGTCATTTGATGGCATATTCAGTAGATACAGCCAATGGTTCAACAGGAGGTGATTTATCGTCAGGGGTGGTTGTAGCAGATGGAAGCAATATAACAAATGCAGGAAATGAACAAATATATTATCAGTCTATGACAATACAGTCGGCAGATGTAGATGCAGGAAAGATTATATTATTTGCATTTGCATCAGATACTGTAAATTCAGACTACACAATTAATGCAACAGTAAAATATCATATAAGGTAAAAGGAGAAAATTATGCCATCTAAACCATTACAGGCATCGCCATTAAGCAAGTCAAGAGTTCTTAGAAAAAAAAGAACACCAGCTACATCAACTAAAAAAGATGTTAGTTATGTTGCAAGTGGAACAAAATCAAGTCAAATTGTAGCTTTTGCAGGAACAGATAGTGATACTGTAACAACAGCAGAGGTAACAAAAGAGGTAACAATACAGAATGTTGGTAATTTTCCTGTAGTTGCGATGATAGGTTATCAGGGCTATAGTGATGAGGATACACAAGGACAAACAATTTTTCTTCATACCTTATTAAAGCCTAATGAAATGATAAGTCCAAGTTTAAGAGGTATAATAAGCACACAAGGTTCAAACGATGATCATACTAATGGAAGTTTTGCAGATAGATCATTGTGGAACTTAGATGGCGAGGTACTTGATTGGACTGCTCCAAATACAGCTTTAAAAGTAGATGCAGGGGATAATGTTGCATCAGGTGAAGCTAATAATACAACTGATCCTGTTGTTTTTGAGCTTGATAATGGACACGAGAAGTATCGTGTAGGAGATTATTTAAGAATAGAAAATGAAATTGTAAAAGTAGAAGGAACTTACGATGATAATCCAACAAGTTCAACAGTTGCAGATAACCATATAGTAGTGTCGAGAGGTCATTTTGGTAGCACTACAGCTTCACATAGTAGTACCCCTGATGTTTATTTTGCAATAGCAAATGAGCATTATGATTTTGATAGACCTTTGTCAGGTAGCTCACAACTTGTTCAAACAGATGGACTTGGAAGATTTAAAGTATCTAATTTCTTTGGATATGGGAGAGATAATTCTGCTTCAGCACCTTTTGGATTGGTTGCTGGAACAGTAGCTTTTAGATTTTATAGTTCTGCTTATCAAGAAGTTATGTGTGGTGGAACAGGTGCAGATGGTGGTGCTGCAGGTGCAAATTTACCTATAACAGCATCAACAGATAGTAAGCTCACAGCAGGTGGAACTGCCTATGCTTTTAATATCACGATTGATGATAGTTCTGCAACAACAGTTAGCTTTACTACTGATACTTCTAATACAAACTTTGGTGGAACAAATGGTATAATAAGCAAAATACAAGCAGCACTTGATACTGCATCAACAACGGCAGGAAATGGTCTTTTTGGTTATACTTGCACAGTAAGTATTGTAGATGGAAAGTTGAGATTTACTTCAAATTCGCATTTACTACCTCACGATGGAACAAATGGTTCAAAAATATTACTTGCAGATGCAGGAAGTGGAACAAATCTATTTGCTGGAAGCTCAGGTATATTCCCTGATATAGTTATGGTTAATGCTCCAGTTGCTCCAGCACTACCTGATCTTAATGTTTATGATCTTATAACTTATGGGAAAAGTGTTAATATGGTAGGTATATGTTATGACGATGCGAATGGTAATTTAGTAGGAGCAGCAAGTGGAACAGTAAATTATGAAACAGGTGCGATTGATATGGTAAATGCACCAAAAAATGCTTCGTTTGAAATATCTGTAACTTACAATTCGCCTTTTAGTGGTAAATTAGATGCGAATAAAAGTGATGCTAATATGATTAAATCAATTCATGCGAATACACTAAGCAAGAATATGACAAGTCAAATAGAAGTTAAAACTTACAAATAGGGGGATGTATGCCTAAAGGTAAAGGGAAATATAGTAAAAAGCCTACTAAGTCTAAAAAGAAAATACCTAAAAGAAGGAGATACTAATGGCTACCTCATCAACATATTGTACACATAGAGATTTAAAAGATATATATCCTAATCTAGATGAGTTTGATGCTAAGACACCTTTGTATGGCTGGGCAACAGTATCAACTAATAAGTATGCTGCACATAATAGTGGTTTAGTTACTCAGTTATTTGCAGATGGAGAAGATTTAGGTCCAGCACAATCTGCCCATACTGATTTAAATGTTGAAGGAGAATGGTTTTATAATTCAGCAGAAGATATATGTTATTATTATTCAGCAAGTACACCAGATGATAAATTAATGGAGGCAGGAGAAGAGTTTTCAACTCTAATTACTAGAATTATGAAAAATGCTTCACGATATGTTGATTCTCGTATTGATGGTGGTGTTCCAAGAGATGCATTTAAAGATAAAGAAGGTAATTATGACTACTTTCTTATAAGGACCGCTTCTTTAGTTTCTATATATTTTCTTATAAATTCTATGAACCCCGGATCCGATGTAGCAGAGAAATTTTTACAAGAAGCTAATTTTAATATTGATCAAATAAATTCAGGTAAAACAAAGTTATCTTATCAAGTTACAGCAGATTCTGCAGGTGGAGTTCTTAGAGAAGTAACATCTCCACAAGCAGGTAATCCTTTATATATAGTGGATACTAGAGGAAGATATACAGGAGTTTATGATCTTATGAAAATAGTTATAACTACTGCAGGAGCTATAGGTGTATCTAAGTTTGATGTATATCATGGCGATACTACAGGATTAAAGAAGAATAAAGTTGTAGATGCAGAGCTTATTACAGGAGATTATCAATCTGTAGGTAGTGGACTACAAGTAAGGTTTTCAGGTAGCACAGATGCATCTGAGGCTACAGTTAATGATGAATGGGAATTAGAATGTTGGGGTCAATATGAATCTTTAGATGATTCTCCTGGTAGTGGCACAAATACTAGATTGACTCGTAGAACATATTAGGGTTAAATTATGCCTACAACTTTTACAAACAATTGGAAGAATATTCTAGATAAGTTGCAAAGTACTATCAGATCTGAATTTGGTAATACTTTACCTGCTTATAGAGGCTTTGATAATGATCCATCAGGATCTCAATATTTAAGGATTGTGCCTACAGGTAGTACTCTTTTAGAATATAACTCAACATCAGAAACAAGAGAATTTAGTATAAATATGATACTACATTTTAAAAGTGCAAATATAAGAGAAAAAGCATTAGATCATATTTTAAGATTAGTGTCTAGATTAGAGTCTCTTATAGTAGACAATATTGCTATGACTCTTACTGATAATAGTAGAGTTTTTAATTGCAGGATTGAATCTACATCTTTTGATTCAACTGATTCAGAAGAGCATATTGTTGCTTTTGATTTTAGGGGTGTTCATATGGGAAACTTTAACTAAGGGGATAGTATGAAAATTAAATTAAAAAAAGATATAAAGGGAATACCATCACACTCATCTTGCTGTGGTTTCGATCCTGATGTTAGGACAGCATTAAATCAGGGCAAGTCTGTTGATGTTGATAGTATTCCAGAACTAGGAAAAGAATATGTAGATCAAATTAAAAAAGGAGGTAAGTAATGGCTGTTTTTGCAGGCGATAGTGCGGCTTATAGTCCGAAAGAATTTAAAGTTGGCATTCAATTAGAGGCAGTAACAGGTACAGCAGATACAGATGGAATGACTACAATGGATATTGATAGTATCTCTATGCCATCTTTAAATGTAAATCAAGCCTTAGATGTTAGAGCAGGTACAGGAAGGACTGCTAAACAAGTAGATGCATTTCAAAGTAATAAGGGAGTAGTTAGAGAATTATCATTTTCTGGAACTGTTTGGTCAAATTTTATAATTAATCTTCTTATAAATATAACTACAAAGACAGTTGGAAGTAGTCCTGCTGGATATGAAGTGCCATATAATTATAGTCCTACCGAAGTTGAAAATGAAACAGGCTCTGTTAGTGATTTTACAAAAACATTTACTGTTGCTATTCACTCACCTGAAAGCAATTCTACAATGGTATTTCCAGGATGTGTATGTACTTCTTTATCAATAACTGGAGATATGGGAACTGAGTCTGGAAGATTAAAATATTCTACAACTTTTAAAACAGGATATGTTCCAAGCATGTCTGCAAGTGATGTGACTATGAATGTACTTTATTCTGCAGGTAATCAAAGGTTTATGACGGATTGGACAGGGAAGAAAACTATTTATGGTATAGATGATTGTGTAATTCAGTCATTTGCTTTAAATCTTGAGAATGATGCAATAATGCTTGGCTATCAAGGTTCTAATGGTGATCCTGAAGTAATTGGAAGAGCTAGTGAATTTATTGCCACTCTAGACACTCAAGTTAAATATGATTCTAATACTGAGCCACTTTTAAATTCCTTTGAAGCACAGGCAACTGGAGCAGGTGCAATAACACAGTTGGCAAATCATGCTACCTGGTCAAGTGCTACCAATAATGGTATATATATTGGAGATGGATTTTTAACTAATGTTGCATTATCTGAAGGTGATGTTATGATGCTTGATATATCACAAAAAGCTGTTGCTACAACATCAGGGAATTTAGTAGAAACTATTATAGCATAAAGGACTTAAAATGAATAAAAAAACCGTAGAGTTAAAATCTAAGAAAAAGGTTCAGATTAGAGAGATGTTAGAAGACGAGATGGATGATTGTAAAGATCTTATAATTTATCATAGGACTGATGATGGAAAGTTTTCTCATTTTACTGGACTTTCAAAATCTCGTACTGCATGGCTTAGAAGAGGAATTGTAGGTGGAGATTTTAAAAAATTTGAATCAGATGAAAAAGGATATCCTACAGATTCAGTTTTAAAAGAACTGTCTGATGATGAGAAAAATGAATTAACTCAATTAATACAGGACTATCAAAGCCTGGGGGAATAGAATCCCTCATACTTTCATTAAATGTCCTAAATGATAATTGGTGTGAGGGGTGTAATTTTCATAGCTACCCTTATAAAGCTAAAGCTCCTATAGTTGGAGCAAAAAATAAAATTTTTAAATGTGATGATGATGTATGGGATGTAGTTAAACTATTAGCGGATGAAACTAGGAATATGAATAAAATGACTAATAAAAATTTTGACATTGTAAGCTCAGTATCACATCAATTGCCTCATTTCAGCTGTATAAATATTATATTTGATAAGAAATATCAACGAGATATTTCAAAATATTTATACTGTAAAGAATTTTCTGTTCCTCCTTTTAAAGGTTCTTATGAAGATCAACCTTATAAATGGATTCAAAAAGTAAATATTATACAACATGCTATTGCAAAAAGGAATGAAATGGAAAGAGTAAAAATCAAGAATAGCACAGGAGCTAACAATGGCTGAATTAGATTTAAGTTCCCATTTAAGAGAAGCTAGACAAGCAGCAAAGAATATGGCAGATTCCATGGCAGGTAGCGTCAATCAAACTAAAAATTTAAATGATGCTGTCAGTCAAGGAGCTACAGGTGTCAAAAATTTAAGAAATCAAACAAAATTAGCAACCCTTGGATTTGCAAATTTTAATAGAATATTGTCTATAGTTCGTTCTAGAATGTTAATAATTGCTTTTGCATCAAGCAAAACTATAGGAGTTCTTAATAGATTAGCCAAACAGGGTGCTAGAGTTGAATCTATGGCTCGTGCATTTGATACATTATCAGGTTCTGCTCAGAAGTCTAGACTTGCAATGAGAAGGCTTCAAGAAGCTACAAATGGCACTATGTCTCAAATGGACTTACTTAAACAAGCAAATAATGCTATGGTTCTTGGAGTTAGCAAAAATTCTAAAGAAATGGCTGAAATGTTTGATATTGCACAAAGGCTGGGTCGTGCATTAGGACAAGATACTGCAAAATCTGTAGAATCTCTTATTACAGGTATAGGTAGACAATCTCGTCTCATGTTAGATAATATTGGTATCATTGTTAAATCTGATGAAGCATATGAAAAATATGCAGAAAAAATAGGAACAACTGCTAGTAAATTGACAGATGCAGAGAAAAAACAAGCATTTTTTAATGCTACTATGGAATCTGCTAGAGAAAAGGTTGAAACATTAGGAGATGAAACTCTTACATCTCAAGATGTATTTGATCAATTTGGAACAGCTGCTGAAGATTTTGGCATAGCTATAGGTAAATTTGTTTTACCTGTTTTTGTAGATATGCTTGAAACAATAACTCCTGTAATTACCGGTATAAATGATTTTTTTCATTTAATGAAACACGGGCCGCCAACATTTAATCCTTTTGAAGATTGGGCAGATAGTATCCCTGATAATATAGAAGCAGTAGAAAAAGAGTTAAATGTATTAAAACAGCAAAGACAAGCTCTTTTAAAAACCAATGAAGATACTAAAGAGACTGTCAAGTCAAATGAACAGCTTGGAGAGAGCTTTGAAATTCTAGGAATGCATACCGAAAATACTGCGAATGGTATAATAACAGTTGTTGGACAAGGTGCAGACGAACTTGCCGCCTATACTCTGGCTCACGGTGTAACAAAAGAATCTATGGATGCTTTTTATTTGGCTCAAACTAATGCTACAGAAGGTGTAGCAGAATTTGCTGAGAATATTGATACAATTAATCCTACTATATCAGACCTAGAGGCAAAAATTGCACATCTTGTAGATTTATTGAAAGTTCTAAGAGGAGCAACAGATAATTCTAAAGATGGTTTGCAAGAATGGGCAAAAGGATTTGAAAAAGAATTTGTCCATCCTATAATGCAAGGATGGGGAATGGCAACAGAAACTGCCAATATGTATTTTCAATCTGTTCAGCAAGGCTTTGCACAGGAAATGCGAGAACTAAAGAAAAGTGAAGAATTTCAAAACATGTCAAGAGAACGTCAAAGACAAGAAATTAAAAAACTAGAAAATAGTCAACGCCAAGGTAAACAGACTGCCTTTAAACAGCAAAAAGCATTAACTATGGCTAATATTGTAATGAGTACGGCAGAAGCTATAATTAATGCATTAACTGTAAAACCTCTAATTCCTACTGGATACGCTTTAGCTGGTTTTGCAGGAACAATGGGTGCGGCTCAACTTGCTATTGCCTCTAAACAAAAAATGCCTGCTTTTGCTACAGGTGGTGATTTTATTACTGCTGGACCACAAGCAATTATGGTTGGAGATAATCCCGGTGGTCGTGAAAGAGTTCAAGTTACACCTTTATCTTCTCCAAATATAGCTGGACCGCAAGGTGGATCGGTAACAGTAAATATATCTGGAAATATTATGTCACAAGATTATGTAGAAGAAGTTCTATCAGATCAAATTAAAGAAGCTGTAAGAAGAGGAAGTGACTTTGGAATTGGTTAAATTAAAAATAGTTAATTTTTTATTAAAAATAAATATAACAATAGGTAAAAGATTAGCATTTTATCAAGCTAAATTTAAAGCATATCAAGAAGTTGAAAGTGCAGTTAAGAAAGAAAAGTTTGATCTTCGTGGAATGGGCAATAGATTAAAAAATGTTTTTTTACACGATCAGGATATTATAGATAAAAGATGGGCAGAATGTGAAAAGTGTGAATTTTTGATAAAATCAACAAATCAATGTGATAAATGTAAATGCTTTATGAAAGTGAAGACGAGAGTAGCTACAGCTTCTTGTCCTATTGGAAAGTGGGGAAAAGAATATAATTTTATTGAAGGCAAAAAAGTAAATGGCATTAACACTACCACCTAGCTTTAACAAAGACTTAGAAAGCCAATCTATATCATTAATTCCAGTTGTTGTTATTGGTAATTTCCCATTACAAGGTAGTAGTATAGAATGGAGTAATTATGTAGGATATTTTTCAACTAATCAATTAAGCATACCTATTCAAGGAATAGCAACAAACGATGGTATAGCAGCACCTACATCATCAATTCCAACTCTTATAAGTATACCATCTTTAAAAGAATCAATAGATATAGAAAAGCGAAATTATAAAATAAGTTCTGTTAATATAAGAATTTCAAATTTACCTTATAATGATAAGCGATTTTCGGAAATGGTAGATACATCTTTAATTAATTTAGAATGTAGAATATTTTGGTTATCCCCTTCTACTAAAATTATTTATACAGAAAAACATAATACTACACAGGAACAAAGGATAAATTCAGCTTTTCAAATGTATTATGGAGTAATTAGAAGGTATGAACACAATGATTCTGAGGTAAATATAACTTTAGAAGATAAAAGTCAAGACCTTTTTCATAATGATATTGTAACAGAAACTTTGTCAGGAGATGTTCCTGATAAATATATAGATAGTCCTATTCCAAAAGTATATGGAAATGTAGATAGAAGTCCTATTATATGGAATAAATCAGAAACAGTTGAATCTGCAGCTTTTACTGGAATGGCAAAAGGTGTTGTTAACTATAATTTACATTGTGAAACAGAAGATGTAACATATAATGATCCACCTTTATATATTTATACATCTGATGGACATTGTGAAGTTTTAGAAAATAAAGAAAGAGACTTAGTTCAAAAACTTGATGTAAATCAAACAATGCCAGAAGCATTTTATGATTTTCAAGTTAATGATATTTATAGAATATCTAATAATTCTCCAAATATTATATTGCCTTCAATTTTTTATTTTTCTTATCACTCTGCTATGGGTCTTGACGATTTAGATGAATTATTAACAACTGTAAAAAATAAAAATTTAATTTCATCAGGACTTGTTCAATGTAAAAGAGAAAATGTAATTGAACAATGGATAATTAATGATCCGTTTGAAGGATCATGGTCAGCATATGGACATGATATTATACCAGAGAAACCATCTGGTATAGATAATAAATTTAGATTTGGATATACAGGTAATAATGGAAATATACAAAATCAAGGAATAATACAATCAAATTTAGATATGACCAATATCAATAATTTAATATTTTCAAATGCAGCTTTAAGAATAGTGTTTCCAAATATTACAGATTTTGAAGGCTCAGTTCATACAGAGCTATCAGGTGTTATAAATATTGCAATAATAGGATATGGAGGATCAATTAACCTTGGATTTAATATAGTTGACAATACATCAGAAGAAAATGGAAAAGTATTAGAAGAGGTACTTACTTTTACAACTGATGGCTCTAATGTATCAGAGTATAATGAAAAACAGCTAAATATAACACGTTTATGGCATATAGCTATGCACGAATATACTTTAGAATTTAGACCTTTACAATGGGGTGGGCAAACTTATCTTAATTTGCTTGTAGATACTCATGGAGTTGGATTAACTCATACATATTGGTGGAATGTTAATTTTTTAGATAAAAATTTTTATGCAAATATAGTTGGTAGACTTAAAACGCCTACTATAGCATCTTTATTTTCTAGTATTTCAAATTCAGAGCTTGGACAAAATATTAATTTATCAGAAGGTAATTATACAGGAAGCGGAACAAATGATAATGGTGATTTAGCAAATAATTTTATATATGATGTAACTTTAAATAAAAAAATAAATTCTAAGAAGTTATTTGAAACAATAGCATCATCTTCTCCTTATATACCAAGATATAATACAATAAAAGGTTTTACGTTAAATGAAATACCTTTTAATGGTGGAAGTGTTGTTAAGACAATAAAAGCAAAAGATTGTATTGATTTTACTTATAAAAGAACTAAGATAGAAGAAGTATATAATAGGGTGGAATTGCATTACCATTATGATTATGGAGCAAGAAAATTAACAAAAAAAATTACAGCAGAACTTGAATATCCACAAGATACTTATGATTACTATGGATTAAAACAGCCTTCAACTCTTATTATAGATGATGATAGAGGTAAATACATTAGAAGAACTTGTACTGCTGAAATGGTAGCAAAGTGGCTTTTATCATGGTATAGAAACCAAAAGCTAATTTTAAAAGTAAAACTACCATTGTATTATATGGAGTTAGAGATTGGTGATGTAATTGATTTTGATGAACTGCTTGGTGCAAGTGTAAAGCCATATAATATAGATTATACAAAGAATAATACTTTTATGCCTCCTATTGAAACAGGAGAAGTTAGTACAACATCGCAAATTATGTATGGAAGATTTTTTATATTAAAAACAAATAAAAATTTAGATTTTTGTGAAATTGAATGTATACAGCTACCACATCTTGTAAATTATTCAGAAGCAAATTGTGTAGATGATCCTGATAGCAATATAACTGGATCCCCTGATGGTATGTGTTCACAGGATAGCGTAGAAGATGCATGTGGTGAATGTGGTGGAATAGCAAGACAAGAAGGTGAATTTATTTATTACGGAGATAATCCACAGCCATATATTAATTGTGATGGTGTTCCTGCCGCATTTTGTTATCAATGCGAAGATAGAGAGAAATATGGAGATATAGGTTGTGGGCAGGGGCAATATTATCCAATAGAAAATTGTCAAGATTGGTTTGTAGAAGATGTGCTTTCACCACTATGCGATAATAATGATGGAGGAGTTTGCAATGATTGTCCTTCTGATACTTTTGATTGTTTAGGTGAGTGTGATGGTAATGCAGTTGTAGACTGTAATGGTATTTGTAATGGCGATGCAGTTGAGGATCAATGTGGAGTTTGTGGGGGAGATTGTGAGAATTTACTTGATCCTACTGTTGGGTGTAATAACTGTGGAGATGAATATGCGATTAATTATATAGGTTGTAATACAGGGCAAACACATGATTGCAGAGATGCTTTAACTGTAACTGCTTGTCTTGATGATTCTACTGATCCTAATTATTTATGGAATTTGATGCCTGATAGACAAGGATTAACTGACGAGGGAAAAAGAGCAGGATGGTTTTATGCAAGAGATTATATGTATCCAAACGGAGGTGATGATGTAGATTGGCAAAAATTATATAGAGTTATACAAGCATATTGTAATGGTGAAGATTTAGCAGATGCAGATAATTTTGATTTAGGTGATGAATTTGGAAGTGCAGGAGTAGACTTTGGAACAAATACAGACGATTGTACTTGGAAGAGCCAAAGACCTGCAGGTGATCGCTTAACTGGATATTATGGAAACAGGTTATCAACAGGAGAAGTTTTTCCTGATGTTTGTAGTTCTCAGAATAAATCGCTTGACCGTATTCCTCATAATGAGACTTCTGAGTTAGTTACATATGGATATTATCCTGTAATTGTTTTTAGTGCTTATGATTGGCAACCAAGTCCTAATGGAAAAGTACCTTGTAATACTCCTGTATGTATTAATAGCGATGAAATTCCTGAACAAGATATATATCAAGAAGAAAAAGATCAGTTATTATTTGCACATATAGCAACATCAGGATTTGAAGATGGGCAGAATCAAATATATAAAAAGGTAAATGGAGCTTTAGTAGAGTTAACAGATGAAGAATATAATACTTTTCCAGCAGGATATAAAGATGGCAAATATGTATATTCAAAACCCATATTAACAACTAATATAATAAGAGCCTGTAGTACTTTAGATTTTAATTTATACTCAAATTATTATAATAAAAATGGTTATCCATTAGCTGGTTATTTAGAAAATGGTGATGCTTTTACAGATTTAGACAATTACGATCAATTAGAAACTGAAGATGGTGGAAATTGTATAGTTAAAAACGATTGTCCTGAAGGAACATTTACAGAAGATTGGTTAAATCAGGTGTCTGAAACAGGTGAAATTGAAGAAAACGTATTTGATATAAATTGCACTCCAAATTTAAATAAAAATTCCCAAGAATTTACAGGAATTAAAATAGCTTCTAATTCAAGTGAATATGCCTCTGTTCTTGGTGATGCTTTTATAAGGGCAAAGTTTCATGGAATAAATGATTTTGTTAATTCTGATCATTGGAAATTTAGAATTTACCAAGACATAGAAATTCAAATAGATGATGACGAAGGTGGTTGGTATGTAATAAATAGAAATTTAAGCCAAGCATTAAATAATGAAAATGTTGATTTTATATGTGGAGAGGGTTGGGAAAGCTGTGAAGTTCAAGCTACTATAGAAAATTATGACGAAGTAAATAAAACATTAGAAGTTACACTACCTTTATTTAGACATAGATCATTTTTAGAATGGTTAAGCGATAATTATGATTCAACAGAATTAACAAATAGTTATGATTCGTCAGGTTGGAGAGGAGAGGAAGGAAAGATAGCAAAATTTAGATATAGATATAAAATATATTTAATTCCTAATTCTTATAATACAATTTATGACAGTTATGGGCAATTAAATGAGGGTGTATATGTTTTTGGAGACGGTGCATATAAAAATTTAATATTTTCATCATGTGAAACAGGAGATTGTTGTACTGTAGCACAGCAAGGAGATTTAAATAATGATGGCTTATACAATGTATTAGATATTGTTACTTTAGCTCAATGTATACTTTCTAATGATTGTGCTGAAATAGGTGCAACTTGCACAGCAGATTTAAATGAAGATGGAAGTTTTAATGTATTAGATATAGTTGCTTTATCAAATTGTGTATTAGAAGGAAATTGTGGTACGTAAAGCGAGGAATAAGAATGGCTAAATTATATTATGGATCAGGAAATTGTAGTATAGATGGGGAAGGTACTGAAATAATGGGTGTAGAAATTCGCTATTCGGGTGCGATTTCAATAATAGACAAAACACCTGAGCATTTTACTATAATGACAGGAGCAGATGGAATTTTAATATTTCCTATAACAAATATGAATATGGAATTTAGCACTTTTTTGTCTAATTTATTTGATTATGAAGGTAGATTTGAAATTAAATCAATATTAGTAGCAGGAATTGGTGGTGTAAGGGTTCAAACATCTATTAATAGAGTAATGGATTATGCAGAACTTATAGATACAAATGCAGAAGATATGGATATAGTAAGCGAAGATATGTCTGCTGGATATATATCAGGTAAAAGGAAAATAACTAAAACTGTTATTGATAAAAGTACTATAGATCGTTTACATACTAATGATTATGATATAACACTATTTAATGAAGATGGAGATGTTTATAATGGCGAATTTCATGTGCATAAAAATGGAACTGCAATGTCAGGTGCTATACATACAGAAGAATCACAAGTGCTTTATTTATTAACCAAAAAGCAAAAAAGAAGAAAAACATATACAGTTGGACTTAAATCAACTAAAACAAAAAAGGAAACAACAAAAGCAAAACAAATAGTACGGTCTATGACAGCAAGTAAAACATCAGGAGGATATTAGATGGCACAAACAGTACAAACTCCACGATTTTGGATAAATGAGTTACAATTTTGTAATTTTAATAACTACAATCCAATTGACAATCAATCATATAATTCTATTTTTAATACATTGCCAGTTCAACTAAAAGAACCAACGTTAATTACACAAGATTTAATTATTGATAATAATATTTATGATGAATACCATGCTAATTTTAAGTTTCCATATCAATTAAATAATCCATTTATAGCAGTTCTTGGGCATAAAAATTTAGATGATTTTGGAATAATTGGTGATGTAGATCATAATAACCCTGTATCTATAAATTTTGAAAATGGTTCTATTAATGATGGTTGGAGTTTAAAAACTACAGGAAATACTATTGCTCAAATTAAAATGAGTTCTACAACAAATCTTGAAATAGGTTCTATTATAATAGGCTCATATTTTGATACACCCCATTCTCCTGATCTTTCATTAAAAATAAACTATGATTACTCAGGTGTAAAAAAAACAACAACTAGAGGAGGCTCAACGCTTATTAATACACAGTATTATAAAAATCCTAAGTGGGGCAATGATCTTGGTGCATGGGAAATAGCAAGAGAAAATAATCAAACTTATACCATATATAACAATTTATCAAAATCAGGAAGTAGAATATGGGATCTATCTTTTTCATATTTCAATGATTCTGACATATTCCCTGATACTTTAAATTTAACAAATATGAATAGTAGTAATTTTGATGGTGGATTAAATACAGGAACAGATTTTTATGGACAGGTAATACATAGAACTGCAGGTGGTGCTTTGCCTTTTATCTTCTCTCCAGACGGGTCTAGTACCGATCTAGACAATTTTGCAATATGCACATTTGATCAAAACTCTTTTCAATTTGATCAAGTTGCACCTGCAGTCTATAACGTATCATTAAAAATAAGGGAGATATGGTAAAACATACCTCCCCTCAAGCTATGCAGGGGAGTTTATACGGTTTCTTCCCTGCATACTTGCCAACTCTTTATAATAGATTTCTTTATTATAATTAGCAATAAGTAAAGCATCACTAATATTAAAAGTCATCTTAATGTTTGGAAACAGTTCTTCTGCCAATCCCCTTAAATATCTTTTTCTATCTTTTTTATCCATATTAGGCTTACAATCATAATGACTCATCCAAGATCTAGGACCAGCATATGATACATTGAGTTCAAATGCTCCTAATATACCTTCCCATTGACCTAAGTTTTGACCAAAGGAAAACATTGAAACTACACCATTCTTTGGCATAGCATGTACATGCTCAATTGTTACAAGAACATCCTTATAAGGAATGTCTGAAGGTATAGCTGATATTAATGTATAAGCCATATCAATAGGTGTCTTAGGACATCTAAAGCATATAGTTCCTTCAAAATTAGGAACTTCATTTATAATTGCTACCCCTCCATTCTTGCCCGGATCAATTCCTATAAATATTTTAGGACTAATCTTTTTTTTCTTTATATTTCCATTATATTTCATTTAATTTACTACTCCTATA